TCGTGGGTCCCTGCGCCTTTCTGTTGCTGCTGTTGTTGCTTCTTGGGGACGAGCTGCATGCGCACCGTCTTGCCCTCGGGCGCCGACCAGAAACCGCCATCGCCCGTAAGATGGAATTGCTGCTGGTCGTCCTTGGTGCGGAACATCGCCACGTCGCCCTTCTCAAGATCCTTGAGCCGATGGCGGCGGTCATCGATATTGCCGGCGGCCGGGAACGCGCGGTTGCCGCCGATGAAAGAAATGAACGTCTCGGCGCTTCCCGTGATATTGCCGTCCTTGTCCTTGTCGGCGTCCATCGTTACCGAGGTGAACCCGTAATTCTGCGCGGCTTCGATCGCCTGGCGGGCCTCACCCTTCATAAAGTTCCCGCCCATCTCTTGCATGAGCTTGCCGTCATCGACCTTGTCGACGACCGACCTGGCGCCGCCGGCCACGTAGGCGCGGAACGAACTATTAGCGGGAGTCGCGCGGTGCATGATCTCTCATCCCATGTTCGGCGGATAAAGGGTTTCGGGCGGGGGCGTTGTGGCAGCCGGCGCCGGTTGCTGTTGCATGGCTTCGGGCGTGGTCGGGTCTGGTGGAACGTTTTGATTGCCGACGTTCCACAATGACGTGCCGCGCAATAGCCAAGGGACCACCACGTCGAGCGTCGTTAGCGTTCCCTGATTACGGTCTTGCGTGAAGGTCACGTTCTGGATGGACATGACCTGATCGAGCATGGCCATCGGTGAATTGACGAACACGTCCTCGCCGACGCGCCACAAGTCGCGGGTCGCGCCGGAGCCGCGAAACCAGCCTTGCACGGTGATCGTCGCTTGAACAATGTCGCCCTCGTGCCATATGGATTCGTTTTTCGCGCGGTCCTGAACGTCGGCTTGTGTCTTGAGCGGTTGCTCGGCGGGTGTGAGCAACGGGCTGTATCGCTTCAACGATCCGGGGACCTGGGCCTCGAGCTCGCTTGCCTTTGTGCCGTGATTGTCATCGCTCGCCGCATGCTGGGCCCGAACATCGTAGAGGGAATACTGATTCTCGCACGATATGACGCATTGACAGCGAAGGATATTGAAGCCCTCGACGAGCTGGTCGTTCGGCACGTTGGCGTGTTGGCCGATGAAAACGAAATTGCCCTTCTCGTCGCTGCCGACAACGATGCCCTTCGGCCGCGCGATGCGCTCGAGGAAATCGAACAGCTTCTCCCCCGGCTGAACCTGCATTTTCGGATAAGGGATCGCGTCGAGCGTCCCGACGACCTTGATGCCGACGCCGAACGGCGCCACAACCTTGCGCGCGATCTGTTCAAAGGTTTGATTGTCGTATTCGGATTTCTTGTCGAGGATGCTGCCGCGAGCCGCGTACCACGTGACGCCCTTGCCATAGAGCATGACGGCATGCTGGTTGGCATCATAGGACACCTGGCGCTGGATTATGACGCCAGCGATCGCGAGCTTCCCCCCGAGATAGATCGCACATTGATCTTGCGGCTTGAATTGAAGCTTCTGCCAGAGGCCAGGGATCGGATCACGCTCGGCGCAAGTGAATCGGAAATGAGGCCAGGCGTCAGCCCATCGAATTTGCACCCATACCGTCTCCCAATCTTGGAAATTATACGCCGGACTGCCCGTCTGACTTACGAGCAGGGTCGCGACTTCTTCCGGATTAGGAACGGGGACAGCGTCGGGCGCGGTCGGGATCGGCATACGTTACGCCGACAACGCGATGCCGAACGGTTTCATAAAGGCCGGATGCACCACCTTGTTCTCGTCCCGCAGCTCGTCGCCTCGGCCGGCCGTGGCGTAGAGGCGGTAAGAGGTAACAATCGTCGGCTTGCTCGCCGCGAATTGAAAATTGACAACGCGCGGAAGCGGGCGCCCGGTTTCGATGAGGTAGAACGTGACGGCAGCATGAAGCGCGACGGTGAGCTGGTAGCCCATCTGATCCATATCGTCGGCGGCGATCTCCTCCATCGCGGCGAACGCATCGTTCATGGAGTTTTGAGTCGCCGTTACGTCCTGGCGGCTGACAAAGGTCGTATTCGCCAGGATGGTTCCGCTCGCCGATAGGGCAAAACGGATGAGCCCGTTTTGAACAAGGCGCGCGCCGAGCGTCTTCGGCGCTTGATCGGCCGCGACCCGGCGAACATGTTCCATTTGAGCAAGCGTCATGCCGGCGGCGATCGCTTTATTGAAAATATCCGCGAGCACAGGACCGGATTCGTCATGTTGGATGATGGTTTGCGCATCGGCCAGAAAATCGTTGACCGCCGTGCGCAGGTCGGATCCAGGCCGGCCGCGCGTGGCGACGCTCGAGAGCACCGTGCCGAGCACGGTCTTGCAGATCGGGACCGCCTCTTGTGCGTCGGTCTTTTTCATTTAGCTCGTCCCAGGAAATTCGGTAAAGCCGGAGCCTGGCGACTCGACCTGCTGCATGGCGCGGATCGTCTCGAGCTGATGGCCGTTGGCCACGTTCAAGAGATTGAGTCGCGGATTCGGCGGCGCGGCGCCAGGCGCGGCGCCAATCTCGATGAAAGTTATGTCGAACGTGCAGTAGCCACCGAACCGCTCGCCTTCCGTGAGCCGATATCGCTCGCATCGCGCTATCATGGTGCGCTGGCCGGCAGCCTGGCCGGGAAGCAACGGGAGCTGCAGGGGACCGTATTCGCCAGAGTCCAAGCGCGCGACGAGCAGGTCGCGCGAGATCCGGTAGTCACGCTGGCGCAGGATGCCCCCTGGCTGACCAGAGGAATCGTCGAACGGATACGCGATGCAATAGGCGCGGACGGTGAACGCAATCGCCTTGCGGCCCATGTCTTCTGAGTACGGCTGATCTTTCTTGGGAAATTCGTGCACAACAATTCGGCGGCCCGATTCGCGGCCGGCGGTATCGACATAGAACGGCGCATCAATAAACTGCGCCGGCTTGATCATGCCGTCGCGCCAGGGATTATGCACCGAGGCGATCGTGCCTGCTTCGATGAGCGGGTTTTGTGCCATCAGATATTGATTGGTTCGTGCGCTGCTGGCCCCGTGCGGGCCGGTTCCATTTGAGTCTGGCGATTGGTCTCGACCTTTTTGAAAATGCCGCCGCCCTCAGCCTGCACCTTGGTCCCGGCTGGCGCAGTCACGTCTACCGAAATCTTGCCGGTGCCTTCGACCTTGTGAGCAACCTCGCGACCCATGTCGCGATCCATCGCCGCGCGATCAGCCGCCGCGATATTGGCCTGCTGGCGCTCGCGGAAAGCGCGCGAGCCCGCATGACCTCCGGCGCCTCCCCAATCATTGTAAACCTCGCCATGTCGAACGATCCGGCCGCCTTGCCAACTGACGTTCGGATCATTGCCGCTGCCTTGATCGGTCGCGCCCTTAAGGAGATTACTACTGATCGCCTCGTCGGTAGCCTCGAGCAGTTTTTTCATCCGCTCGGGATTGCGTTCCAACTCGCGTTCGCGCGGGCCGACGAGTCCCTTTCTTTCCGGGCCGTAGAATCCACCCTTAATCATGTGCTCGAGAGATACGGGCGGCAATCCTCGTTTCCTGCGCTGCTCGTTCACCATCGTTGTGCGGTTGTAGAGACTTTCCGCGACGGCAACGGGATCGCTCTCGTGCTCGAGGGACAACAGCGCCGCAAGATGCTTGCGGAGAGCTGGATTTTGTTTCAACTCCGCAGCGATCGGTGCGCGTTCCTTGGAAAGATATTCCTTGCCGCCGACCGAACCGGAGCCCGCGCCATAATCGGGAACGTCAACGCCTCCGCCGCCACCGTCGCCGCCGCCGCCATAGCCGTAACCGCGCGAGCGACCGCCGCCGCCTCGGCCACCCCCGCCGCCGTATCCTCGGCCGAGGCCTCCGCCTCCGCCGCCCAACATGCGGGCGATACCGCCAAGGCCGCCACCTCCACCACCGAGCATGGCAAAGATTCCTGGGAGGCCGGTGCCACCACCTCCGCCGCCACCTCCGCCGCCACCGCCGCCGCCGCCGCCGCCACCTCCTATGGCGCCTTCACCGGCGCCGGCTCCGCCACCACCGCCGCCGATACTGCCGGTTATGTCGCCGGCCTTCACATCGCCAGGACGGCGAAATTCGTAATCCCTTAGATTGAAATTGCTTTCTGGACCGGCGCGCTGATTACCGCCAAGCCCGACAAACTTTCCGGTTTTTGGATCGATGCTCTCAACGATCGTAACGTGACTGCCGGTCGATCCCGTGCGCACGCCTCGTCGGACCGCGATGTCGCCCGGTTGCGGCGCATCGACAGGCGTTCCGTAATTGCGCCAATTGGAGGCGACCGCCGCACCCTTCGGCGGCGTTCCGCCAGCCGACTTGACGACCGATGCCGCGAACTCACCGCACCAATTGCCTGCCTTCGGGTAGCCCTGCGAGGCCATGAATTTTTCAACGGCGCCAGGTCCGCCGGTCAACGCGGCTTCGCGCGCCTTGGCCAGCACCGTCGAGGGAACCGCAGGATCGCCCGCCGGGCCAGAATGCCCGCTTCCTGCCGTGCCGCCGGTATCGCTGCCATAAGGCGCCGTGCCGCCGCCGCTCGGACCACCGCCGCCGCCATAGCCTGCGGTGCCACCTCCGCCGCCGCCGCCGCCGCCGCCGCCGCCGAACCCAACCCCGAGGCCACCGCCGCCCCCGCCCCCACCGCCGCCGCCCATGCCGAGGCCTGCGCCGGCGCCGGTGCCTGCGCCGGCACCGAGTCCGCCGCCAGGCGATAGGAGGCCGAGGCCTCCGCCAGTCTTTCCGCCACCGCCACCAACACCGAAAATATCGGTAATGCTTTGATTGAGTTCCTTGAGCGCGACGGTCAGTTCTTTCATCTGATCGCTGTGCTCGCCGATCACAGCGCGCCCCTCGCCGCGCCGATCCTCGATATTGGTCGAGCGCCGGCCGTGCGCCATCAACTCATCGTACCAACTACCGCCGCCTTGCCCGGTGTCCATGATGCCGAGCGTATTGACCGTGTTGCCTGGCGCGACGGTTTGACCTGGCGTGCCGCCGAGTCCGAACGGCGTGCGCGGAGCAAATTTCGGCACCGGGACGTTGCCTTTGCCGAGATCTTCAATGTCTTTCCATTGTAAATGTTCCTCCGCTTTGCCTGCGGCTGGCGGGCGACCGGCATACAGAATATATTCGAGCCAACGCGGCGGACGCAGGCTCAGGACGTGCATGATCTTTTCGAAGTCATCGACGATCGGCTCGAGGATATTGCCGACCGATTTCAGGAGGTCGACGAACATCGGGAGTCCTGCGGCCATGAGCGCATTGCCGAATCGTTCGGCCAAGATCGCAATGTTTGTCCATTCCTCCTTAAAATCCTCAGCCGCTTTCTGGCGCTGATCCTGCAATGCCTTTTGTTCGCGCGTGACCGGCTCGAATTGCCGGCGCATGTTGGCAATGTCTGGCATGCCGAACGCCTCGCCGAATTGACGGCCAGCCTGGGCGGCGAGCGCGCGATTGCCGGTGTCGCGCAGGACGTTCTGATAAATGTTGTTGTAGCCCTCCTTGATCTTGTTGGCGAACGCGACCGGATTGTCGGCGACGGCGCCGAGCTGGCCGAGGAACGACTCCATCGCTCCGCGCTTCTCGCCCTGCAGGCCGCGCATCATGTTTTGACGGAGTTCGCTATTGATCTTTCCGAACTCCGCCATCGCGTTCGAAAGACCAGAAATATTGCGCGTCGCCTGCTCGGCCGAGAGGCCCGACATGCGCATGCTCTCGGTCATGGATTTGATTTCGGCGCCACTAAAGCCGATCTGCCTGGCCATCTGCCCGATGCGTTGCATCTCATCGGCATATTGCTTGAGCAGATAGACGCCGCCGGCCGCTGCGGCGATGCCGGCGATCGCCGGCCCGAATTTGGTCAGGACACCGACCAGCTCGCCGAGCCCGCCAGCCGCAGACGCAAGACCGGGCGCCGCAGCGCCCATTAGCTTCATGGCCTCGGTAACGATGCCGAGGCCTCGCGCGAACCCGAGTGCCTTTTCTCCGCTGACGCCGAACGCCTCGCCCAAGGCTTTCGCTTGTGCTGTAAGCTTCTCGAGGCCCGCGCCGCCGCCACCTCCGGCGCCGAGCTCCTTCAATGTCGCTTTGATTTTCTCAAGCTGCGCCGATGCGTTGTCGGTCAACGAGACGACGAGCTTAAGTTCCTCGTACTCAGCCATCGAAGTCGGCCGCTTCCTTGCGCATGATGCGCGAAAGCTGAATCGTGCGATGCAGGTGAAGGCGCACCTGGCTCAACGGCATCGACAGAAACAAGTCTGGTGGTTGGCGATACCAGCGCGCGAGGCGATAGCAATCGAGGATGATGTCCTCGTCCTCACCTACCAGGCCGCTGGATCTGGCAGAAAAAAACCTCGTAACCGATAGGCGCAGGAGTTCCAATCGCGCGGGTCCATCAACTCGATGAACGGAGGCAGAATGCCGGAAAGGGTCGAGATCACCATCGACATTTTCCGTTCCTCGATGAGCACGTCGCCGTTCTGATCGATGCGGACGGGATTGCCAAACCGATTGATGTCGCCAGCCGTGGGTTCGCGGAACGTAAGTTCCTTGACCATTTCATTTTTGCCATTGCGCACGGGACGGTGCAGCAGCTTGACCGTGATAGGCCATTCATCTGCCGCCGGCTCCGCCTCGAGCGCGGCCGCAGGCTCGGCCTCGGCGATGACGGGAGGCGGGACCGGCGCCTGCGCGGGCTTAGGCGCTGGCGCCGGTCGATCCTTCTCCTCGACGAATCCCTCGCGGAAAGGTCGCGGCTTCTGTGGAACATTCATAGCTGTACTTCCTCGCAAGACAGGCCTTCCCAACGCACGCGGAATTGACCGTCGCGCGTATTCTCCTCGAACCCGCCTTTGCAGACCGCGTTGGCAAGCGAGTACATCTTGCCATTGGCGAGCACCGCGACGACGGTCGAGTCCGTCTGTAGCATGAGGTCGTCGAGGTTGACGTTCGGCATTGCGGAAATATCACCTTCTATAAACGGCACGCGCGGTAATTCTTGATAGCCATGAACGCCGTCCTGGCCGGCGATCATGGTGCGCTCGAGCACCGTCGGGCTGACGGTGAAGTTCCCACGCAACGGCAACGGATCGCCGTCGATGTGAAGATAAGCGATTCCGGCAAATCTCTGTGCCATGGATCCGTACTCCTTTCGGTTGGATTAAGCGGGCAGTGTCCCGGTGACGCCGATGGTCGGGCCGATGATCGCGGTGTCGAGTCCTCGGTCGTACTGTAAACGGAACTGCGCGAGCACCGCGAAGACGCGCAATTGATTGATCAGGTCGGGCGGGTAGAGAACATTGACGCGATTGGGGTCGTTCGGATCGCGCTCGACGAGCAGGTTCGCCTTGAACGCCGAAATGTTTTCGACGAGGCCATCCCACATATCTTGCCGGTACTCGGCGATGAGCTCGGCCTTGATGATGCCGGGAGTCACAATCGCCTGGCCCGGGCCGTAGCGAGTTCCGTCATCGGCAAGTTTTACTCTGCTGAACTTTGTTGTGATGGCCTGCCGCTGATTACGGATGAGGCGCGCGAGCGTTGCCAAAGTCGTCACGAGCTCGTATGCGTCGTCTTGGAATCCATAGAGATCGAGCTGGTACGTTGTGGTCTCGCGCGAGATCATCGGTTGATTGTCGGCGCCAGCCTTTTGGGTCGCGATGCCGTTGCCGGCAAGGGAGTTCATTTCGATGACGTCGAACCGATCCTGCAAGGGCGCGAGCTTGATCGAGTTGAGGGATAGCGTCTGCAGCGGGCGCGCCGGATCATTGATGAGCGCCCGCTGCGCCTTGGCGGTGTAGGCGGCGACCCATTCATAGACGGGCGACGGGCTCGTCATCTCCACGGCCATGATCGAGGTGACGCCGGAATTGCGCGTGTTGCCAAACGTGATGAGGTTCGAATAGGTGCCGCGCTTGGCTGAGAAAATATGACCGTAGAGCTGACGTTCCCATCCCCACCGGCCGGTATCGGAGAAACCGTATTCGGTTTCCCATGCGAGTAGCGAAGTCGAATCGGTGTAGGGCAACGCGACGTACTCGAAGTTTTTCTCACCGAGGCTCGAGATCGCGGTGTCAAAGATCGGGATGCCGGCGCCGCCGGTTAAGAACCCGGTCGCCGGCAAGGTGAGAACGAGGCCGACGGGCAAAACCTCGCCGCCGATTGTGCCGTAATAATTGAGCATGACCGAGATATCGTTGCCGGTGATCGCCTTCCACTTGCAAGTGAGAGTCACAACCGCCGCAGCCGCGACGGCCGTGACCGGCATATCGTCGATCGAATTGATGGAATCGGCGATGGCCATGGCAACATCGTCGGCCGTGTCCGACGCGGCGATGGTCGTCTCGGCCAGCTCGCCGCCGATGTAAAGAAAGATCGAGCCGGCTTCGCTCGGTCCCGTTGTGACCGTGATCGTTCCGGTTGCCGCCGTGCCGCCGGTCGGCTCGGCAACGCCCAGGCCCCAGACCTCATTCGCGAAATTGTTGGCGTAGAACGCCTTGAACATTCGCGCGAGCTCGGAGCCCTGGCCATAGTGCAGGTTCGCTTGATTTTGTGTGCCGACCGCGATCGGCACATCAGGGGCTGCATCGCCATCGCTGGTCATAATGCCGACCAGCAACGACGGCTGATTGATGAGCGGAAGGCCCGCCATCGAAGGATCCACCTCTACCCAGTAGAGAGGAATCCGAAGATTGGCCGGGATGTTACTAAACGAGATCGGCATGACGGTGCTCCATCCTTAATCGTGCGGGTTACTTGTCGGAGGTCGAGGCGGCCGGCGCGTTTTCCTTCTCCCCCTCGAGCGTGATTGCGCCTTCGCGCAGCCGGCGCTGCGTCCACTTGTCAAGAGGCCATTCGATCGACCCGCTCGAGCGGAAGCCGAGGCCGCTCGGATGCTTGAGGATCCGGCGCATGTCGTCGTCGCGCGGCAAGACCCGCACGCGCGGCAACGTCATATTCTTTCGGACCGCCTCGAGCCGCGCCTTATGCGCCGCCTTGCGCGCGGCGTTGCCGGCTGGCTTCTGCGCCGGTTGGTGTTGCGTTCGGGTTCTGGTGTCGACCATGGCGCATGCTCCTTCTCTGTGCTGTGCCGTGCATCAATTCCGAAACGGTTGACGGCGTGAAATCGTAGACAACGTCGACCTGATCGACGCTGTCGATCGATCCGTCGTGATCGCTCGGGAATGCCGTTTGCTCGTGGATTGAATTCAGATCGTCGGTAACGGGGACCGCGAACTCGTCGCGGTAGAGGATCGAGGCCTCGTATTGAAGCTCGGCGACCGGCGTTTCGTTATTGAGGCCAGCCGTTCCCCATATATGCCGCCGCGTCCCTCGCATGACGGCTTCGAACCCGACGTTATCGGGCGACTTGGCCTTGATGAGATTGGTCACGCCAGCATCGCGCCACAGACCGTTATTGATTGCCCAAAACGATTGATCGAGCTTGGCCTCGGCCGCGACCTCGTCGTTATTGATAACGACGACCTGGAACCCGATGCGCGCGGTGACGCGAAAGCGAATCTCGCCGGCATTGGGATCAC